TCATCCGCCCTGCTCAACGTCGCGAATGCCAGCGCTGTCGCGCTGATCAAGCGGGACCATATTCAGCGGCGAAAGGTATTCGTCACCGCCCTCGATTTCGGGCAGGTTCTCCAATCCGCGAATTTCATTGGGACTCAGCCATCCCCACTGCCGGCCGTGACGGTAGGCCTCGTATCTGGCCTTGATGTCGCCGCGCATCAGGCCTGCAAGATCGTGCTCCACAAAGAACGTCTTGCGAGCACTCTCTGAAAGGAGCGCCGAGTTCATAGCCTGTTCGACGCGGCGCGCCATTGGCGCCAGACAGCGCACAACCAGGGCGCGGCTTTCCTGCTCAAGATTGTTGTACGTCGAGTTGTCGAGAATACCGACAGCAGTAGGCGGCACCCCGAAGACGCGGCAAATATCGAGATTGGTGAGCTTGCGACTCTCAAGGAACTGTGCGTCAAGCGGTGTCATCGACAGGCTTTGCCATTGCACGCCGCCATCAAGGATCAGGACGCCGCTTGTCACGGTATCTGCTTCGATTTTCTCCCGCAGCCGCGTCAGGCCTCTTTCCTTGACGGCATCACTAAGCGCGGTGGGAAACACCAGCGCGCCAGAGGGGCGGTTGCCCTTGAGCGCCAGCCCCGTTGCCGTGTCCTGCTGAGCCAGCGCCAAGCCAAAGGTTTCGCGGGCTATGCGGATTGGTGAAAGCCCCATGACGCCATCGCGCGCCAGCCGGTAGCGGAGATGCAGAACCTCCTCCTGCAACATCAGATCCGTTCCACCATTGCGCCTGGCGACACGATAGCGCAGGCGTCCTGAGGGAAGCCGCTCAACCGAAACGGCGGCGGGATCGATCAACCGAAGCCCAATCACTTGACCACGCGCATTCCAGTCAATCGCAGCATAGGCATTGCCGGCAATCATCAGACTGGCAATCAACGCCTCGCGCAGCTCGAACGATGTCTGCTGGCCGTTCGGCTGATCATGCAAGACGGAGTAGAGAGGATGATCTGGCGCACGTTCGCGTCCGCCATTGCGGGTGCGTCGATAGGCACAGAGGGGCACAGACGCGAGAGACTGCGACACGACACCTATGCACGCCCCCGCCGTTGCGAGACCGCTGGCGCGCTGCGCATCGACACCGCCAGTTAAACCACTGCCCATGCCGAAATATTCCGCCAGGTAAGGATCTGACGCCTTGATGTTGCGTTCCTCGGCGCGGCCAAAGAGTCGCGAAAAAATACCCATTACCGGACCCCCATGATTTGCAGCGCCCGCCGGGCATGATGTAGACGCATCCCGCCAACGCGAGCGCGCGCGGCAATCTCAGTCCCGTCATAGGCGGGCCATGAGAGAACAACCGATATCTCATGAAGGGTCACGGCGCGCAGCTCGCGACGGTCCGCCACCCATGCCTCTTCAGTTGCGGTAAATCCGAACGACATTCCGCCAATATCGCCACGCTCAGCCAACGCCAGCACATCCCGCCCGGCAGACGTGTCGGGTAGATCAAGGTCAAATGCCAACCCACGGGAATCCTCAGACAAACGCAACGTGCCGGAGCGCGTGCGCGCCAGCACCCGACCAGGATCATGATCCACCAGCGCGAGAACATCACCCCCGCAGGCAAGCGTTTTGGCGAAGGCCCCGGCCCGGATGGTTTCGAGGAAAGAGCCAATCCGTGCTTCAGCGCCGAACGTTGCGGCGTATCCCTCCAAGCGGCGGCCACGCGCACGAAACTCTAGGCCATAGGAGCGTCTTTCGATAACGTCCGGCATCATAGCCCCTCCTCGGCGATGGATTGAACAGCCCGACCCATGCTTTCCCTCCGTTCACCAAGAACACGCTCTGCCGAAGGCCAGAAGAACGGTTGCGGGTCGGTGCCAGGATGTTGCGGGCGGCGCTTCCCGCGCCTCGGAGCGGCGCGGGAAGCATTGAGCGCATGTGGGTCCGTGCCAAACTCAACCAGAGGGGCATAATCAATGCCATTTCCATCCGCATGGACAGTTGCGGTAACGACATGAGTGTCACCCTCGGCATGCCCTTCGATGGAACTGCGCAAACCTCCGGTCCTAACAGGGGCGCTAGCCTGCATGAGATCGACTATCCGCCCCCGTGCCGACTCATCCGTCTGCCGGGACATTTCTTCCAGCCTGCCGCCGACCCGGACGATACGCGAAGTAAATGCCGCAATTTCGCCTTGCGAAGCTGTGCCGCCGAGGATCGCCGGCGCAGCGCGCCCCAATGCAATTCCTTCCCTCGCAACAGACACGAAGCGAAACGCGAACATCAGATCTGCGCCGACTTTCAAAGCACAACCTCCCGGTACGGCCGGATCAGCATCAACCACGTGGGATCGTCTCGGATGTCTGCGCCGATTCCATCCCCTCGATTTGTGTAGAGCCGCGCCACCAGCAACAGCTGAGCTGAAACCACCGGCGCGGGGATGGGATCAGCCATCGCAACGCCTATGCTTTCCAGGTAGGCGCCGGTGGCATCGAGCATCTGCTGAATCGTCCAGTCATCCTCGGCATGCTCCACCCGAAGGTGAAGCTTTGCCATAGGAAGTGTGGCGCCAGCCATCATGCCACCACGTCTTTGGAAACAACGAAGGACTCGCCATGGCGAAGCGCAATGTCAGCATCGAGGAAGGCATGCAGCAGCGCGCCGCCCTTCGAAGCGACATCGGCGTGATAGGGGTTCACGACGATGTCGACCGTGGACCAGTAACCGATCACCAAATCAGCCCATGCGCCATAGATCAGGGCGGAAAGATTCGTACCCGTGCCCTTAGCCAGGTTGCCGGGAACCTGATTGGAGAAGGTCACGGGTTCGTTGTGGAACACGGCCGGCACGCCATAGGGGCGGTTCTGCCCGTCCTTGAGCTTCATCGCAGCCTTGCGCACCTTGGCATTGGTGAGGAAGCCCCGCGCCCCGTTCACGTCTGCCGCGTCGATTGCCCCGATCATATCGGCCGTCACGTCCAGCGCCAGAGCGCCGCCGTTCGCGCCAATTGCAACCACCGGGACACCAGCCGTGCCCAGAATACCCACCGGCTCATTCGCGCCGCCACCCTTGATGGCCGCGCCATCGAGCGCCTGCGCGAGCAGGAAGCCAATATCGGCGCGCAGGATGGTTTCAATCTGCGTTGCCTGAATCATCATCCGGCGGGAAAGCTCGTATTCGGCGGCAACCGTTTTCGGCCCCATGCTCACCTTGTCAAAGGTCGCATCGGAGCGCGTTGCGCCGCCATGCTCGGCCACCCAGCCGGCGGAACCGGAACCGGTCAGGCGGGGCAGATCGAGGTTCGATGTCAGGCCGGAAAGGACGGTAGCCCCCATCGCCTCAACCGCGAGCGAAGGCCGAAGCCGATCGATCATCGGGCCCAGCTCCGTTGCTACCAGATTGCCGCCCGAACCGCCGGTCGTGACGGCCCGGCGTTCACCAAGAAACACGCCGACCGGCATTGCGATAGCCCCCGGCCGGCCGCTCCGGTGCTCGGCGGCATACTCGCCTTCCGCGCCGGTCATGCGGCCGTGCTCGGACATTTCAGCAATAGCCTTGCCGACGCGAAAGCGGCGCTCAAGGTCGGCCAGGTCGCGGTGCGAACCGCTAACCGGCTCAGCCTCGGCGCGGCGCTCGGCTTCAGCCAGGAACTCGGCGTTGCGAATGTCGCGGTCGAGCTTTTCGACTTCGGCGCGGCCGGCGTCGAACGCCGTCGATTCGTCGGCGGAAAGGTCACGCCGCTCGGCCTCGGCCTTGGCAGCAAGCGCCTTCAAGGTTTCGACCTTGGCGGCGCGGGATTCGCGGAGGGTGTGCAGGTTCATGAAAAAGGCTCCATCAGGTCAGGTTGATTGTGACACGGGGACTGGACGTCATCGCGACGTTCGGGCACCGGCGGTGGATCGCCGGCGATTGGGAAATAAGGGCGGGCACGCTTCCTTGAACGGTAGATCGATAAGACCATGCGCCCGCAGGAAGCTTTCCGCTGTTGGCCAGCCCGCATAGGCCGCACTGTCTGCGCATGGAATCTTCATACCGGTGCGCTCCTAGTCGTCGCTACCGAACGGCAAGGATTCCATGCCTGCGAAGACTTCTTGAACGACATGGTCGAGCTGAAGCACTACAGCACCACGTATCCCGCGATACCTGGATCTTTCCTCGTGCGGTACCACCATGAGAATGTCGCCATCGGTCTTGCCGTTGCACTCATTCAGGATGACGCAACTTGTCCGCCCGCTGGAGCTCGCTTGCGAGGGATAGACAACCAGGAGTGTTCTACCGGAAGGATAGAGTTCGCAGATTCCACGCTCTTCATTTCCGGTGAAGGCAAAGCACATTGCAGCATTGCTCGCATCGGCAGGGCTGAGCCCAAGGGATGTGAGCTGCTGCATCACTGCAACCGCAGTGACCGCGCGGCTTGACAATAACCGCCTAACGCCACGCCGGCCACCGCCCTCATCGTCGCGGCAAGGAAGAAACCCGCGCTGAACCCAAGTGGTCAGCGTGTTTAGTGGGACACCGGCGAGATGTGAGGTTTCCGGGAGAGAAAACTTGCGCATTAGCTTTTCCTTGAAGTCAGTCACTTGAATGACTCTTACGCACAAGCTTTGTCAAGCCCTATCTCGCTATGTTTCCGCTGCAAACGAAGTGCATGGTTTCGTAGGGACACGGCGACCCTTCATGACCTCTTGGGTAGAGTGTGAAGACAACAGTCTCCCAGTAAGCGCCGGCGCTCGGCGATCCAGACATGGTGAGCTGCCAGCGTTGAGACGGTGTTTCCGCGAATCGTTCCGTTAAGGCATCCGCCAATTGCTGCATAAGACACTCGATCGATGGCCGCCGATCAGGTGGCGAAATGCTCGAAGCCAGAGCAGCGCCAGGCGCAGCAAAGGTGGCCACGGCAGCGACTTTCCTCAAAACGGAACGCCGGCTTTCAGGACAGGCGGCGGCGACTACAGGGACCGGCGCATTCGTCATTGGAAACCCTTTCCTTATCGTGTATCAACAGTTTGTGTTGATACAGAAGGCGCCAACGGGCGTCAACATAATATGTTGATCATGACTCCTGCCCAATGCCGCGCTGCTCGTGCGCTCTTGCAAATGACACAGCCGAAGCTGGCGCAGGTTTCCGGCATCGGACTATCGACTGTCGTCGATTTTGAGAAAGATCGGCGGCAAGTTTCGGAAGCTGCTCGACTCGCCTTACAATCCGCTCTCGAAACCGCAGGGATTCAGTTCATCCCTGAAAACGGCGGCGGACCGGGCGTGAGATTGAAGAAAGGCACATAAACATGTTCGAGATCGGGAAATGGTACGTCATCACGATGATTGAGGGGGGCGATGAAGGATATACGACGTATCAGGTTGTTGATTTCCAAGCTCCATTGCTCAAAATTCGCGCTCATGATGGAGACCGGATCATAAACACAGCCTCGCAAAATTTCGTCAGCGCGCGACTCAGCCAGCACCAAGAAGGCAGTACGCTTGACCCAATGGAATTTCTTAATCCGAAACAACGATAGCTGGTTTTCAACCCGCAAATTCGCGGGTTGAACCGAGGAAATTCCGCAAATTTGCGGAATTTTTGCCCGTTCCCGCTTAGGGTGACATGGTGTCACCCTAAATTGTGGCAGCCTCACCCCATCAGTTCTGCAAGGCAGGCAGGCACCGCTTCCGGCTCAATCCGCTTTGAAATGGCCAGAGCCATCGCCAGCGCCACCAGCCCATCAATGCGGCCAGTAGCCTTTGACTTGTCGAGCTTGCGGCCGCCGGCAGCATCGCGCGTCACCACAGCGTTGGCGGCACACATGTTGAGGACCGGGTGCCCGCCATGGCGCAACTGGCGTTCGGCAACGCATCGTTCCAAGATATCCACCGCCGGCGAAAAATCCTTGAAGCCCTGGCCGAATGGAACAAGAGGCAAGGTGGCGCCGAGAAGGCCCAGCTCGCGGCGTAAATCCTCGATGCGCCAACGGTCATAGGCGAGCGCCATCATCCGATAACGTGTCGCGGCATTGGCAAGCGCATCAGCCACGAAGCCGGGATCAATGGTTGAACCGGGAATGAGCGTCAGGAGTCCTTGCTTTGCCCATAGATCATAAGGCACACGATCTTCGTTCGACCTATCCTCGATGTTGGCGGCCGGCATGAAGAACCGCGGCACGACATCGAAGCGACCATGCTCATCGGGAAAGACCATCACGAACGCCGTCAGGTCGCGCGTGGCGCCAAGATCGAGCGCAGCATAGCATTCCCGCCCGACAAGGCTTTCCGCCTCCACACGCGCAGCGTTGGCGTCCCATTCGGCCTTATGAATGAAACGGGAGACGGCGGAAACGCGTTGGTTGAGGATCAGGTTTCGGAATGCCGATTCCTTTGATGGAACAAGCCGGGCCTGCGCCGCCTGGCGTGCCACATCCTCGAGCGAGCGGAAGTCTCCAAGCGCAGGGTTTGCAAGTAGCCAGGTGGTTTCCTGCCACGGGTCGGCATCATCGGGCGCGGCATAAAGGGTGAGGTGAAACGAAGGATCTGCGATATCCCCGTCTATGACGCGCTGGCCGTAGTCGATCAGCTCGGACATTACGGCATGGTCCGCCGCTGCCTGGGTGGATATCACCACCATAAGCGGATTGTCGCGCGCACCGGTGGCGGTATCCATTGCATCGAACAAGGCACGATTTGGAGCACTGCCCAGCTCATCATACACAACGAAGGAGGGTGAGAGGCCCAATTTACTCCCGGCATCGGCGGAAAGCGCTGAGTAGATCGAGCCAGCACCGCTCCCGTTAAGAACTTCGATCTGCTTGGTAAAACGCACGATGTTGCAGCGGTCGTTTAACTCGGCATGCTCTTGCAGAATCGCAGCCATTTCAGCGTAAAGCTTTGCGGCCTGATCTCGGGTCAGCGCGCACGAGTAAACCTCACCACGCGGTTCGGCCTCCGGCCCCAGAAGGTGGCAAAGCGCCAATGCCGCAGCGAGCTGCGTCTTGCCGTTCTTGCGCCCCATGGACAGAACCGCCGTGCGCACAGGCCGGCGGCCGGCGTCGTTCTCGGCATAGACCGCGCGGATAAAGTCGCGCTGCCAAAGCCGGAGCTGCATCTTCGTGCCGGCGAGTTTGCCAGCGGTAATGGGCAGGTCCTCGCAGAACGCAATGACGCGATCTGAACGCACCAGACCGGGCACTTCCCAAGGCAGCTCAGCGCGAGCCGGAACTTGCCCGCGTCCTGAAAGAGGATTCGCCCCCACACCACGAAGCGCCATCAGCTGGCTCCTAGTTCAAAATCGACGTTTGGATAAGGATCCGACATGGAAACTAAGTCTATATCCATCTAAGAGCGCGGTACCCGCCCCCTCGAAAAATCTTTTGACACCCCCCCTACCCCTCGCACGTTCGCGGGGTGAGCTGGATCAATCGGCCAACCGTCTGCGCCAATCCGATCGGAAAAACCGCGCGACTCCATCGTCGCCTTTTCCCCGTTGTGATGAGCAGCGCAAAGCGCCTGCCAGTTGGCACGATCCCAGAACAGAACTTCATCACCACGATGTGGAATGATGTGGTCGACGACAGTTGCCGGAACGATTTTGCCGGTGCGCTCGCACATGCAGCATAACGGATGCATAGCGAGGAACGCCGCTCGCGCACTTCGCCATTGCCGGCCATAGAGCCTGTTCCCTTTTCCTTCGGTATCCCATGATCGGCGCGGCTTCATCGGCTTGCCCCCCTATGTCTGGGGCACATTCGTCGCCACGTCTCCCCATCGCCAAGCCCCTTTGCGCCGATTTTGCCATCTGAAACGGCTCTTTTCTCACTCCCCTTCTCCGTGGGGTTCAATGATTTGAACCCTATCGATTCAGCCGCTCGACCGGACCGACTGAGCCACGCTATCCATTCCGGTGCGATAATCCTCACAACGTTGGTAAGGCTCTTTTGCCCATGGCGCGGGCGCTCCTCTTTTGAGAGGTGCCCCAATGCGCTCGCATGGCGCATAGCATTCTGCACTGTTGTCCGACTTACCCCGGCCAAGGCTGCAATCTGATCGATCGGCAGGTCGCAGCAATTATGGGAACGCACGCGATGAGCGATAACCGCTAGTGCAGCTCGCTCGCCCTCGGTGTAATTCGAACGGATGGAATCCGGCATCTGGCCGGAACCACCCCAGGTACGGCGCCGCCTCACTGAAGCTTCACGATCCGGGGATCGTTGCGCACGACGATTGAAATGAGCAAGGACACGCGCGGCATACGGCTGAACCAACGGGGGCGGCCGGCACGCACCGCGCGTGACGGGCATGCAGGCAACGGCCGCAATCTCGCGCTCACTTGGCACGCCAGATCGAAATACGGCCGAAGCCAGAAGCGAAGCGCTGACTTTCAAGGAAGCCGACATTTGCCGCCCTCCTTGACCAGGAGAGGCGTTGCAGTCCCGACTTCGCCATGATAGGAACTGATCCTGAAAGTCGCGCTTTCGAAATTTGCTAACGAGTTGACGCCGTTCCGGGGACCAGCCGGGACGGCGTTTTTCTTTGCATGATCTGCACAATTAAGCGCGAAATGCGGACATTTTGCGGACTGGACATCAAAGCCAATCCCACAAGCTTTCCGCAAACGATTGAAATCATTGGCGCGCCCGACACGATTCGAACGTGTGACCTTTGCCTTCGGAGCAATTTAGCCTGCCTATCCTAAATACACGATAGGGCACGCTACAATGCGATATATGACTGAAATTACTGGACAATACAGATTTTCGCGCCGAACTATCTATCCAGAATTTCGCTCCGATATCCAGCCGGTTGCTTCCGTGGTGCTTCCGCGGAAGCACCACGCTCACTAGCGAGGGGAACGCTTCATGGCAAAGCTGACCAAGCGGATCGTGGACGCTGCCGATGTCCGCGAGAAGGACTATTTCATCTGGGATGACGAACTGCCCGGCTTTGGCCTCCGCGTGTTCGCCTCCGGCAAGCGCAGCTACCTCATTCAATATCGCGCTGCTGGACGCACGCGACGATATACCATCGGCCTGCATGGCGTGTGGACACCAGAGACAGCCCGGCAAGAAGCGAAGGTCCAACTGGGGCGCGTTGCGCGCGGCGATAATCCTTCCGAGGAACGCCAGCTCGACCACAAGGCCATCACGGTCAAGGAGCTTTGTGCCCTCTACACCGCCGATCTGAACGCAGGTCTCATCTTGGGTAAGGGCGGACGACCGAAGAAGCCAACCACCATCGTGACCGACACTGGCCGTATCGAGCGGCACATCATCCCGCTGATCGGCGCACGCCGAGTCAAAGATCTGACCAAAGCGGACATCAACAAGGTCTTGAAGGACATCATGGCGGGCAAGACGCGCGTCGCCGTCAAGACGAAGAAGCTGCGTGGAAAGGCCATCGTTCGCGGTGGTGCCGGCACCGCCACGCGTACCGTCGGGCTGTTGGGTGGCATCCTCACCTACGCTGTCGACGCTGGGATCATCGAGATCAATCCAGCGCACGGCATCAAGAAGCCCAAGGACAATGTTCGGAATCGTCGTCTGACAGAGGCGGAGTACCGCACTCTCGGTCAGATGCTTCGCGAGGCGGCGGCGAACGAGAAATACGCCATGACCGTGGACATCATCCGGCAGATCGCGCTCACTGGCTGCCGCCGCTCGGAAATGATCTCGCTAATGTGGATCGAGGCTGACACCGACGCGAGCTGCATGCGCCTGGTGGACAGCAAGGAAGGCGAGTCCATTCGTCCTATCGGACTGCCCGTCGTCGAGTATCTGGAGGAACGTCGCAAGACCGCTGCGGGCACCTACGTCTTCCCCGGTCAGGGCGAGGACAATGCGTTCGGTAGCTTCCCGAACCATTGGGAGCAGATCTTCACAGACAGCCCGCTCGTCGGTGTCACCCCGCACGTCCTGCGCCACAGCTTTGCCAGCATCGCCAACGATCTCGGCTTCACCGAGGTGACGATCGCCGCGCTGGTCGGCCACTCCAAAGGTTCGGTGACGAGCAAATATATTCACACACTCGACACGGCGCTCATCATGGCCGCCGATACGATCTCCGGCTACATTCAAGGGCTGCTCCAGGGAGTGGAATTCAAGCAGACAGCCTACGCACTGGATCGCGACTCCCGTCGAGCCGCGCTTGACCTCTTCCTGACCAAAGCGGTGGGAGAGCCGGCGAACGAAGCAGAAGAGGAGGGTCGCTTGGCAGCTTGAGGCTTGCGATCACATCCACCACAAATCGCGCAAGGCCGGCATCTCGGTCCCAACTCTGGTGATGATGGCGGTAATAGGAATGATATGCGCCCTGAATCGGCTCACCCACGGCGCCGGCGCAGAACTCAAGCAGATCGAGGATCACCGGCGTGTCGGGCACTTCGCTCGGGGAGAGCGGCCATTCGATCCACGGCACCTCGGCACCTAGCACCCGGCGGAAGGCCTACTCGTCACACCCACACGGACCGTTTCCGTCGGGGCACTGTTCCGGAAAGCGCAGGCCAAATGAGCCGTTGCCAATTCCCGTCTGGATCAAGCTGTAGAGGCCGGCCCACAAGCGCGCATCGATGACATCGATTGTTGGAGGTCGTGTTCCGTACTCACGATCGGTAAAATAGGTAGATATCGGTTTCCCTCAAGATCATCCCTTCTCCGCGTGGTTTGCCCGCTCTGCTATGTCTGCGCATCGTTCGATCAACGCCTCAAACGGCTCGGCGTCTTCGAGCAGCAGCCCGTCTTCGACCATGCGCGCGTAATCCATGGCCAACGCCGTGCGCGCCTCACCATTCGGCGCGAGTTGCAGGTTTCCGCTGACAGCGGCTTCATAGTCGATGGCCGCGCCATCGACCGCTTTCTCCGCGAAGAACATGCTCTTGTGGTGGGCAACGGCATTGGCGAGGTTGCGGTCGGCGAATGCGACGGTGGCGATGCCCGCATCGTCCAGTCGAACAACGTCGTGCCAGTGGCGGGCGAAGCGCTCGCCACGCAGCCGTTCCTGCAGGCAAAAGACGTGCATTGCGGTCGCCTTCTCCCAGAAGGTCCGCTCGGCATGCATCACCCGCGGGCGCGCCGTTGGAAACTCGACGCCTTCGATCAGTCCGGCCGCATCGCACGCCACATCGCGTGGGCTGGCCGGCTCTCCCGTCGAGCGGGCACCGAACTCCAGCATCACGCTCGGAGCCACATAGCCCGATCCCGCCGAGGTCGCTTCATAGTCGACGAACAGCTTGTCGCCTTCGACCCTGAGGGTCGCGGGCAGCGATTGCGCGTCGATCGCACCGGCAAGAAGAGGCTGAACCGTTCCGTTGACCCACTCGGGCAGGCGGTATCGGACGGCCTTCGACCACCGTCTCTCCTCGCTCCGATTTTTCGGCAGGGCCTCGCCATCCTCGCCTACCAGATCAGGGGCGATGGCACGGATGTCGTAGGTGAGATCCACGTCCTCGGAAAAACGTCGAATGACGTGATACGCCTTCGACAGCGACGTGCCGCCCTTGAACACGAGATGCTCGCCAAGGTCGGACCCGAACAGCGTCGCAAGAGTCCAAACGACCCACACATCCTTTTCCAGCAGATGGGGCGGCCGCCCGGATTGATCGGCAGCGACGGCCAAGGCCTCGCGCCGATCGCCTGCCGATAATGTGAGGAAGGCTTCAGCCAT